TTCTTAATAGCTTTGTAGGCTGTACTAGCTGCGGCTATACAAGTAAGAGGGTCCACTATTTTATACCACTCTTCATATCCATGTGGTCTCTACCAATATACTTGAGATCATTCTCAATGAGAGATACACGTTGTTTAATCTTGTTGATTTCGTTGATGGTCATAGCCATACTTGCAAGTTCATCCCAGATTTCTTCTAGCTCGTCCCATATATGGTCAAGCTCCATTGAGTTGTCCAGAACGTCACGTTTTAGGTTTACGTTATCCTCAATAGCCATACGAGAACCTAACTGACTAACAGTCTCCTCTAAATTAGAGATCGTAGCTGCCTGTTGAGACACCCACCACACACCCCCTGCAAGTTGCACTGCCATAGCTAGGACTAAGGCTATAGGTAGTTTTATGTTGTCCATGTGTTAGTCTCCTACATTACGGCTGGCTTCCATCATATCACGAATAGACTTTATGTTCTCGTCCATACGACCTAGTGTGATAGCCTGTGACTGGATGATAGATCCTAGAGTTTCTAGCCTTGCTTCATGTCTACCAATGTCACGAGCATTTAAGTCGATAGCACTAGCTAGACTAGACACATACCACACTAAGGCACCTGTCTGAAACAGGATACCTACCAAGAAAGATATAGATATACTTTTATTCTCCATCACTTTGTGAACCCCGCTCCGAAATATAGTCCTACGATAGCAGACACAATGTGTGTGTCCAGTGGTGTGATAACAAAGCCTTGAGCAGATTGCCACTTCACTACATCACCACCCCCGAAGAGCCAGTTCATGAAGCCACCCTCGACTTCTGTGTAGCCTACAATGACACTGACATCAGGGTAGAACACTGCAACCAGCTTAGGCAGTACGATAATAGCAAACACTGCAGACAAGGCTATAAGTCTACGTGTCCACGCAAAGTGCTTATCGTTCTTGCCTGCAGATCTAGCTTTGTTTACTTGCTTGGCATTAAAGTTAGCTCGTTCCATGAGCATCTCTTGTTGTGCCTGTTTAGATTTAATGCTCTGTCCCCATATGGACATGACCCCACCTAGTACGGTAGAACCTAACATTGTGATTAATTCTAAAGGTAATCCGAACATCAGTTAAACGAAGCTCCTTCTATAAGATTAATAACTTTAGGTGCTCTGCTAGCTACCTCGTTAAACCACTTAGAGTTTTTTAGTTCCTTTGCCGCAGTGTCAAGGTCTTTGTTCTTCAGAGCGGTGAAGAACTTAGGCCACTTCTTTTCGTTAAACTTTGTCGGACCCATGTTAAAAGTCAAGTCGATTAGAGCCTGTTGTCCAAGGTTATCTAACTCAGAGAACATAGGCAACTGTGCGGCTTCTGCCTTGTGTTTAGCATAGTCTGTTTCAAACAAACCTTGAACCTCTTGGTCTGTCAAAGTACGTGGTGTTCCATCGGGGTTCTTGTACGCAGGCGGCAACGTCTTACCTAAGAGGTGACCAACACCTACAGTCCATAGACCTTTAGTATCTTGGTAAGGAACATTCTTACGACCCTCATTCTGCTCTACGAAAGACATAATCGTTGTGTCGAAGTCTTGTGTAGACTCAGGTTCGGGCATCCGTTGTTCTTCAGGTACACCAGACTGGAAGAACTGACGATCAGGGTCTTCTGATACAGGTGCTGGTTCTTGTGGTGTAGTTGCTAAGTCTATCAGACCTACAACAGTGTCTTTATCCCAGAAGTTAGTGCCTGTAGTCTCAGCCTTAGGAGCTTCAACTGTTACTTCTGGCTGTACTACTAACTCTACGACTTCATCATTTTCCCAGAAGTTAGCCATGTTACTCACCCTGTCCCCGTTTGATCCGAATAGTAGGGTCAGTACCGACACGGTAGTGAGCACCAACAGGGACCATGCTATATGCCTCTTCATTTGCCACCACCCACGGGTTTTCTAGAGCACCTTGCTCGACTCGTACTGTAGGTTGTTCTGCTCCATCTACAAGTGTCTTGTTAAGAAGTGTGTTTGTTTGCTCAATCACAGTACGATACTTGTACGCCTTAGCTATATCACCGAACTTACCAAGCCACGAACCTTTAACAAGAGGCATACCTTTGGAGTTGATAGTAGGTGCATCACTTGCCAACTCACGTTGTATAACTTTTATGAAATTAGGATCTGTAGCATAGTAGGTCTTAGTAGCTTCATCCCACTTCAGTGCTGGGTTGTAACCGTATGCACCTTTAGCTCCCGACTCCGTAGATGCTAGTGTACTCTCAGCAAAGCGGAGGTTGTTAGTTAATGCACTGTTCAACAAAGTACGGATCTGGTTAGCAGCTGGTTTATCTACACTCTCAAGCATGTTGATCTTCTCTAGGAGACCTGAGTCCTCTACGATCTCTTTGATCTGAGAACCTGTCTGGTGGAAGTCAAGGTGGTTAAGGCTCTTAACTACAGATGCTACACCAGCTACAAGCTGTTTACGTCCTTGATCTGTAGCAACTGCACCTACCTCAAGGTTTTTAAGGAGAGCTAGGCCAGTCTTACGTTCTGTAAGCAAGTCTTCTGCAGTCATGTTTGTAGTATCAAACAAAGAACCCATCTCCTCAGGAGAGAGTATCGTGTTAGGTCCAACAACTTCATCAGGCTTGTTAGCTAAGAGGCCATCAAAGATAGCTCCTAAATCACCCTTACTTGAAACAGCTGCAGTAGGGCTATCGTCTGAGAGTTTAGTAGTGATTGTCTTCATGATGTCAACACCAGCTGGTGATGCAAGAAGGTCAGAGTTAGTGATAGATGCCCCTGCAATAACCTCAGCCATAGTGTTACCTGACTGTGCTAGGAACGATGCAACACCTTCGGCTACCTTCTCAGGGTCTTTGGTTTCTTTTACTTGAGTAAGGAAGTTCTCTAGGTTAGTAAAGTACTCAGTTACGTTGTCTCTCTCTTCCTGAGGTACGATGTTAGGTACTTGCATCTCAATCAGACGCTTCGCCTCTGCAACACGAACCTCAAGCTGTTCAATGTCTAGGGTTGTGATAGGTTGACCACTGTCCCGTTTAACTGCAAGAGAAGCAACTACAGCATTATCAAGGTTCTTAAGCTGATTGTTGATTAGAGGCTTAGTCTTACCGTAGTAAGATGACAGATCGTTGACGTTTGCTGTAGTCTGCATTAGGCTTACAGCTGCATTCTCTGCCGCTGCATTCTGAGCATAAGAAAACCTTTGTTGTTCTGTAAGATTAGGTTCTAAGATCCTAGATGCTTGGTAGGCAGTGATGAACACAGGGTCTTTCATCATAGCTTCTTGCATCTCTTGCTCAGGACTTGTTGCAATCTGCTGTAACGAGAGACCTGTCTTAGCTTTTATGGTAGAGTCATACTTAGCTAAGTCACGGTAACCTCCGGGTAGCTTAGAGGCAGCTTCCTGAACAGCCTGTCCGTACTGTGCTCTACGTTCTTCATAAGACATAGGAGCAGACCCACTCTCAGCTTGCTGATCGGTAGAGTCAACGGCATTAAGCAAGACACTAATAGCACCCTTTTCTTGTGCATTCTTGTATGCTTCTACACCAGTTGCACCAATATTTAGTGCAGAATTAATGCCACTGAAGACAGCACTCTCATACTGTGTTTGACCTTGAATGGCCCGTGCCTGAGAGTTAAGAGCCATTGCTTGAAAGTCAGACCGGATCTTAGCAGTGTTATCCTTCACTGGTTCTTGTGGTCTCTCGAATGCAATATCGAAGGATGATTTAGGTGCGAATATATCTTGTGCCATATTAGTTTCCTAGTGTTGATGCTAGACGTTCAGCCATTGCAGCCCTGCCGTTCTTGCGTAGTTTAAGAATAAGCCGGGGTAGCTCATTCTCTAGTGGTGTAACAAGAGCCTTACGCATAGACATCTTGGTTGCTTCTGAAGCTCCACTCAGATCAATACGCATCTTTAAGGCATACAGAAGATTGAAACCTTCTTCGATCTTAGCTGGGTCACCTGTCTGGATCATAGTGTGTGCTTTATCTGCAGTCCTGTTGATAGACTTACGTTCAGTACGGATCTTCTTATCATCATTGTAGATAACAGACTTAGTTGCGTAGAACTCTTGGACCTTAAGAGGACCGAAACCAAGACCAGTAGAGATAGCTTCTGTTGTAGTCATCTCACCGGGAACTGTAGCCCCTGTCTTACTACGGTACTGGCCGTTGTTCAAGATACCTACCATCTTAGCTGCGTTATCTAAGGTTGAGATGTTACGAAAGGTCTTCATGACATCTTCTGTTACCAGAGTACCGTTCCCATCTGTTAGGTTCTGTGTAGCACTAATCAAAGATTGTACAATGTCACCACCAATCTGTGCAGATGGTCCACCTACAACCTCTAGGAACTGACCTTCGTTGATCTTACGGAGTGTCTCTCTGATCTGACCTGCAGGTGCGAAGCTAGTAGAGAAGCCAACACCTACACGGCCCTTCTCGTCAGCCATCATAGTATCTGCTACACCATCAATAAGACCCCACTTAAGGTAAGTGAACAACTCATTGTCTGTAGACATACCTGTTTTCTCAGCAATGTAGTCTGCAGCACTAGCAAAGCCGAAGCCTGCAGTACCGTACATTGGTACAAGAACTGCCCCTAAACGAGCACGTTCCATTTTAGTGAACTCTTTACCATTGAACAGTGTCTCCATAGACCGCATAGTGTGTGACAACCACTGAGTAGGTAGACGCATAGCACCTTTCTGCCAAGACGCATTAGATACAGATGACATATGGAAGTTAAGAGCACTGTCTCGTCTAGCAATCTGCATACGAGCCTGTTCTGAAAGGATAGAGACACCGGGGTTCTTAGCTTTGAACTCTAAGATAGCTGTGTAAGTACCTGTCATACGTGCTAGACGGTCACCTTCACGGAAAGGTATGAGGCCAATGTCCATACCCTTAGAAGCTGTCTTCTTAGTGTTTGCCCAAGCATTAGCTAATACACTAGGTGTGTAGTTCTCACCAGCAAAGCCAGATATACCACGACCATAGCCAGTGTTAAGCTCTGCAATCTCAGTGTCCAAGTCAGCCCGACCAGAGGTACGGACGTATTCCATGATTTCTTTTAACTCGTCTTCTGATAAGTCATAACGACCAGCAAGCCTCCTAACACCAGCCTCTGCGAAGTCAGGGAAAGTATGTAGACCCCGCATAAGAAGAGCTAGAGCAGCACCACGAGAACCCTGCTTAGGGGAGATAGCCATGATAGATGACACATGGAAGGACTGAACAACAGTCTGCTTGATATTCAAGAAACCGAACTTAGTCATGAAGCCTATTTTAAGGCCTAGGTTAGTTGGATCTCCGAAGTCAAGCTCTTTGCCTGTGATGTTGTACACAAACTTAGCAGCACTGTCACCTAAGTTACGCATGAAGATCTCGTCTTCACGTTTAACATTCATACGGCGGCGGTCAATGTTCCACACTTCCTTCATGCGAGTTACTTCTTTACCTGATCCTGTGAACTTAGCATTCATGAACAGGTTAACGTAATCATCAGAAGGTATGTTCTTAGGTAATTCAATACCTGAGATACCCTTAGCTTTCTTGACCCATGCTACCATAGCATTCATAGTGTAGGCTCTGTAGCTAAAGTCATTGATAGCACTGTTGATACCTGCTACAACATTAGAAGCAGGGTCATAGTTTGTAGTCTTACCACCACCGTAGTGAGGAAGAACTCTGTCATTCCTCCGCATGTCATTTTCAATGAAGTCAGCAGTAGACATACCGTTGAAGACATCATCCTCACCGTCTACAGCATTAACAGATACGTTACGTTCCTTCACTTGGATGTTAAGCTGAGTTTCTAAGTCCCACTTATTCTCACGAGCAAACAACTCGAAGTCTTCCAGAGTTTCAACGTCTGGGTTCCAAGAGTTATTAGCCTTAATGATCTCATCAATGTCCTCTGAACCACGAGCAGCCCGGATTGTATTGATCTCAGTAACAGCTTTAAGGGCTTCCTCTTCTGTGAAGGCAGATAGGAATGTCTTGATACGGCCTTTCTCGTAGTCACCTGCAACAACAAACCAGTTAGCAGATGGGTTAGTACGAGGACCACCAGCATTGTAGCCAAGAACATCTGTAGGATCTAAGGCATCTATTGTTGAGGGACGTATGACGTACTCTACACCTTCGTATGGTTTATCTAGTCGCCAGACTTCTGTACCACTCTCAAGAAACTCCTTGTAGGTGATCTGGTTATCAAAGATGTCCATGATACGAGCCTGCTCAGGAACCTTAGCTGTAGTGCCAAGACGTTTAGCAGGTATACGAAAACCATTAGGCAGAGTTACAGCACGGTAGCCCTTCTGGACATACCGTTGCATGATGTTAGAAGCCTGTAGGAGATAGGAAGCATCACTGATTTCTACAAGAGCATTGTAGGCATCAATCACTTTAGGTGTAGCTCTCTTACCTGTGAACTCTTCATACTTATTAGAGAAAGTAATGTCATCGTACCAGCCACGTTTAGCTGACTCAAGAGGATTGTCACGTAGACCACGGGTAATGAAAGCTAGTGCAGCACGGTCTGTGTTATTAAGGGCTTGGATAGGCTTAGAGGCATCTTTAACAACCTTACCTAGAGCAGCTGCAGCACCCTCACCTAAGTTGGCTAACTCAGTTGTACGTTCAAGACCACGGGTAGCTGCAGAACCAAACACACGACCTATAGGGTACGTGAATGAATCAATAGCATTACGCAACGCATTACGTTCTAACCTCATGGCACCATCAAATACATCTTCAATACCGGGTATTTCCTTAGCGAGGTTAAGGTTCTCACTCTTCTGTACAACAAAGCCTTTAAGATCATCACCGTCCATTACGGGGACAAGTTCACCCTGCATACGTTGAGCAGCAGCCTTAGCACCTGCAGTTGGAGTACCTGCAGCTGTTGGCTTATAGGGTTGACCATCTGTAGCTCTACCGAATTGCATTGTAACTTTGTAGTTACCGATTTCATCAGATACTTGAGCAGCTTTGTAGACAGGGTTGTTGAAGGCTTGCCTCATACGAACACCTGCCTCAGAAGCAAGACGTTCTACATCAGCCTTAGGCAGTACACGACCTACAACATTACTCTCATAGATCTTCTTGATCTCTTGTACAACACGGTTCTCTTGAAGGCGACGAGACACAGACCCTTCCGAAGGAAGAGCCTCGTCAAGGTGTGGGTTCAGAGAGGCTGGGCCTACATCGGAAGTTACCTCAGGATCTAACCTACGGTTCAACACCTCTTCGGCTGCATCAGCACCAGCTTCTAGGCCTTGATTAGAGGATACACGACCAGTGAGTGTCTTCTTCTTAGCAGTCTTGATAGCCAGTTTAACACTAGACTTAACGGTTGTACCTAGACCTGTTGCATCAAGAATAGCAAAGGCTTTAGTTAAACCCTTATCAAACGTACCTCGAAAGCCATTGTTGTTGACAATCTCGTTTAGTTGAGATAGCCGCCAAGAACTGTCATCCCGTGGACCTTTGCTCATGTAGTCCTCAGCAAAGCCATCGAACCATTGACCGAACTCTTTAGGTGTCATCTTGATCTTGTTAGCAAGAACCTCAGTACCTAGTGCTTCAAGTTCGTCTTGTGTCAAGAGGGTCTTAGGAGATGTAACAAACTCGTGAAGAGCCATGGAACCGAAGTCTAGGATGGCATCAATAGCACCAGTCTCTTCTTGGTCTTGGTACTTCTCAATTACACTCTGAGCAATACGGTTGTTAGAAGCAATGCGAAGATCAACAGGCTCTACGTCTGTGTCTTTAAGACCTAAGGCCTGCTCGTAGAAGAACTGTGCAGAATCAAGAAAGTCAAGTTCTTTCTCGTAGTACTTGTCTACATTCTTCTGGAACTGCTCAGGGTCTACATCTAAGTACTCAAGACGTTCCATAGCATAGGACTGCAATGGTCTGTTCTGATCTACAAAGTCTTTCTTTGCAACTTCAACGTCTGTGTGAGGATTACCTGTGGTTAGGAATACTTCGTCAAGTTCAGCATCTGTTTTTATAGAAGTGTCCTGTTCTTCCTGTGTCTGAAAGTCATCTAAGAACTGAGTAGTATCAGACTCAATGAACGTGAGATCTTCGTTTTCCATTTAGGTCTTCCTCTTACGTATTATTATCAAACAAAACCACTACCGATTCTTGCAATATTTGTAGCCATTCCGAAGAAACTAGACGCCTGACTTGAGTACATACCTGCACGAGACAGGGCTACACCTTGCTGTGCTTGTAGAACATTTGCTTGACCGTACAGGCCTGCAATCTGAGAGCTTAGATCAGCTTCCTCTTGACGTAACATTGTGATGTTCTCTGAGAGACCTGACTGTTGAGAGGAGTAGCCTAGTGCAGAAGCAAGGTTAGAACCTATAGAGGCTGTGCCACCAGATACTGCAGAACTTTCACCAGCACCTGCAGCTGAGGCTACGTTAAGAGCACGAGCACGTTGGATCTGTCCTTCACGGATAGCCTGCCTACGACTTCTACGTACAGCTAACTTCTCTTGTTCAGCCTGTGTAGCTATCTGTTCCTGTTGAACACCTATTCGTGTCTGCTCTACGGCAGTAACTTCTTCAGTTATGTCTGTAATCTGTCCTGTGATGACTTCGGCTTCGGCTGTAGCAGCACCAGCCCTTTTAGTGGCTTCGATACCTTTATCAACCCCAGCTCCAACTACACCACCTACTACGGCCCCGACTACTGCGGCACCAACGACTGCAGATGTTAAACCAAGTGTGAGGCCACCTGCAGCAATCCCCCCAATAGCAGCACCTGCGATAGCACCAATAGCAGTAAATACAGCCATATTACAATTCCTTTATGTAAGCGGTCTCGATTGGCTTGAAACCTTTTCGTTTGAATAGGACACCAGCACGACCATCTAGAACACAATCAAGTGCAGATAACCTTGCGTAGTCACAGCCTAGTCCCTTTGCCCATTCTACATAAGCATCAATTAACTTAGGGGCTGTCTTACCGTTTCTGTGTTCTGGGTCTAACCACAACATTAGTTCTTGAGTACATATTAAATCGTTAATAGGTAGCTCCATAGCTACTGCAGCAATAGCACCTACGATTTCTTCTTTAAAGCAAGAAACCTTAACGAACCCTACATCACTGTCTATCAGTTGTTGTAAGGAGTTTGCTACCTTGTTTAGGTTTAAGGTATTCAAGGCTGGGTGGTTAGTCTCTTTAGAGAACTGTTTACCAGCAAGTGTAATGTCTAAGATGTCACTGTGGTTAGCGTCACGTATTGTGTAAGACATGAAGTCTCCTAGTTAGAATTTACTATTTACTCCACCTAGGACTGAGAACCCTAGTAGAATAAAGTCTTTACCCTGCTCACTCTCGAACTTAATACGCATTGAACGTCCCTTGCCACGTAGTTTCATACGTGTAACAATGACTGACTCAGGGTGGTTGAAGTCTAGAAGGTTACTAGAGTTTACGACTGGCATACGCTTGAAGCGGTAGGCTTGTTGAGGGCTACTAGACGAGGCACTCTTGAAGTCCCAGAAAGAAGTAACGAACATTGACGATGGGTTGTCTGGCTGGTAGCCTGTTTCTTCGTTGCCTTCCCAAGCTGTCTCTGTTAGGCGCATGTATGTAGTCACATAAGGTGCAGTCTTCTTAAGGAGTAGGTCACCCATGAAGTCGTAACCAGCTTCTGCATAGGAGGAGTAGTTTGTCGTACCCCAATCTAAGAAGTCATCTCCACTAAAGGAACCCATAGTGATCTTGTTTGTAGTATTGTCCCTAATCAGAGCAATGATAGCAGGGGAACCTGTAGCTACATTTGCTACCTGTTGAGAGATAACATCGTCACCTGCAGTTGTTACTACATCATCGCCGTTAGTAGTTACTACATCAAGGGCAGAGAGACTAGCACCGAAGCCTGAGTAGAACTCGAAGCCTATAACGCAGTCTGTGTCTGTTCCAGCATCTTCAATACGCCAAGGGTAGAATGCTCGTAGTGCAGCATCAAGTACAAGGATGTTGTTAACTTTAGACTCAACACCTTCGTCCTGATCGGGCCAAGACCAGTAGGCTCTCTTGTTTACACTGTCAAAGGCAGTCTTCAGTTTAGTCTTAGACTCGTTAGGGATCAAGTCCCAATAAGACTGGATAGTACCAAGTGTTAGGTTACTCTCTACAGGCCGACCAGTTGCACCATCAAAGTCTAAGGTATGGATACCGTTGCGGCTCCACCAGATAGGAGATCCATCTGCAACAATAAAGCTACTAGCATCTACGATACCTACGTCTGTAACCTTCTTAACAGCAAAGGCTGAGGGTGAGAAGACACCATCAATACCTTCTATACGCCACACACCGTTATCAGCAAAGATGTAAAGAGAAGCATCAATAACGTAGAGAACCTTAATACCTACTGCACCAGCAATCCTGATAGTACCACCGTCTGTGTCTAAGAGATCACTGATCTGCTCAGAGGTAGGGTCATTCTGTTGCAGACACTCACCTAGTTTATTGAAGTCAGTTATCAGTTGGCTAAACAGAATGATGTCTGTGTTCTTAGCACTGTTCAAGCCTGCATAGAAAGCACGACCAGAGAAGTTAGCTATAGTAGAGAACCTACTAATCTCTACTTCAGTTGTAAGACCTGAGATACCCGAAGCACTTGTACGGTTCTTATTAAAGAAGTCTAGGATGTAGTGACCGTTACCAGTCAGTGTCGTACCAGTGTAGATCTTATCCCACTCAGCACCATCGTAGGTTCCCGTAGCATCTTTACCTGAGTACCAAGGATGTGTCAGACGCTTTGTAAGGTCCGTAGGAGCACCGTTACCTGTGTTCCACCCTGTGTTCTGTGCATCGTACTTACGTTCATCAGAGGGGCTTGAATCGTCTGTGAAGTATGTTGAGGTGTCACCCTGCCAATCAAAGTCACGAGTACGGAAGTCGATCTGTGTGACTGTTAAGGTCTCTGCTACATTGTCTCGTTCTATGTAGATGGGGTTGATAGAAGGAGATACAACAATCAAGGCACCCTTGAGGGATGTGAATGTACACTTAGCTTCCGAAGCACCTACACCACCTGAGGTCTCATATGTAGCAAGGTTAACTGTATGTGTCTCTTGGTTAGCTGAGAAAGGAGACTCAGCTTTGTTGTAGAAGTAGAGTGTAGCACCGTTCTGAAAGACTAGGAACTCTAGACCTGACTGACCACCTACGTTAGACCATGTGCCTGTAGTTGTGATAGCTGCATCTGATACAGTGAAGGTAGAAAGTACTGAGTTAGTTTCCTTAGCAATACCCTTACGTCTACGGCGAGAGCCATCACGACGAAGGTCACAGTTTAGTTCGTCTACAGAAGCATCTGGTGGAAACGTAAGTTCCCCTGCCTCAGTAACCAGACCTTTAATGAAAGTATTAACTACCCTTTGAGTTAGATTCTGTGGCATTTCGTTTCTTCCGCTCCTCAAAGTCCTTACCGAAAGCCTCTCGTTTGACAGCTTTAGTAGGGCTTAATGTATTAAAGTATCTCTGGATAGCATCCTTAGCCCTCAGTATGGAAGTGTACTTACCACTTAGCTCTTTAGGTATCTTGCCTTTCTCGACATGAACTTCGAAGAACTTATAACCACCGGGGGTCTTCTTGACATGAATAGCTGTACTAGACTTCTCAGGACATCTTGCGGTTAAGATCTGTTTGTCGTTGTTAACAGTGAATTCAACGTCTACCATAAGGCCGCCTTTTGTTTGCTTGCTTGAGTCGGTGCATATCATTCTGTATGTAAGACTTCTGTCTACGTGCAGCTTGTTCGATCTTCTGATCTACACCATTCTTGAACAAAGAGAAGCAGGTTGACTTAGACTCAGCAATGAGGTAAGGGAACAACACTTCATCTACGTCAGGTGTGAAGTCATCACTGATTGTGAATGCAGGTATCTTGTGTCCGTAGCATCGTGTCTTAGAGGAAGTAAGTGTCTGGCTGATAGAACTATCGTATGAGTCCATAACAACATGCTCGTCATCAAACAGTGTGAAGTAAGAAGGAGCCTTGTCGTTGCGGATCAAGACAGGTACGTTACCGTTAACGGAGTTAACTGAGATAGTTGTAGTACCCTCAGCATTCAAGTTAAGAAACTCAATAGGCTCCAAGTACTTTAGAGTACGGAAGTCAGTACCAGTAGCTGAGATGTTATACTGTACAGTCTCAATCTTCTTTACATCCTCAGGGATAATGAAGTGTGTAGGACGAGCAATAGAAGAGAGACTTGTCAGTGTAAGAAGTTCTTGGTGTTCTGGTATCATTCGTGTAGATACCATGTTAAAGTAGACATCACGAACCACAGAAGCAATCTGTTCAGCTTCAATGGAATCACTAATGCTATTCACATCCTCAGAGTCCATGTCGGACAGGATGTTCTGGACTATCTGTAGGAGTGTTCTTTTCATTATGCAGGTGCTCCTACGATAGACCAGAAGGATGAAGCATACTGGACATTTCCTGATTGACTCTTCTTGGAATATACTTCTATGTAATCTGTTGGTGTCAGTGAAACAAAACCTGTGACAGAGATAGAACCCCAATCACCTGTGGAGATAGTTCGGATAGTATGTGCACCGGGAATAGCTACACCATTTTTATAGATCAACCATTCAACTTCTCAGTCACCACCTGAGGCTTGTTTACTTGAGAGTGTAATAGTGATCTGGGCATTAATGTCTACTGCGTTACTGTACACAAGGCGAGCATTCGGGGTATTAGTTACAGTAAACCCATCAGCTACAGATGTAGAAAGAGTAGGGTTTAATACAGTTGGTGATGTAGTAGCTGCATGTGTGTAAGCAGGGGTGCTTGCATCAAAGGCTAGATAAGCACCTACGAAATGATGATGAGGTTTCCATACACCTGACCCTGAGCCGTTTGCTATGTATACCTCGTTAGCATTAGCTGTAGAAACACCCTTAGGCTCGTGGAGGTAAGGATCTGATAGTGCGGAATGGTTTACGTTTGCCATTTAATGTATTCTCCTAGAGCAAGGGTAGGGTGACCCCGAAGGATCACCCTTGTAGTATTATACAGCAGGGTTCGAAATGATCGAAACGATACCCTCTGGACGGTACTTCTTAACACCGTAACGAGCAGTAGTTACATACTCGTGACGTTGGTAATCTTTGTTGTACTCATAATCCACCTCAGGCATTTGACGCCATGCACCAACAAACGGGTTAGCACCTGCATCAGAGGAGAAGAACAAGTTAGCAACACCGTTAGTAGAGGAGAAGTCTTGTGCTGTTGTGCCATCTGCTTCCAAGAGTGCTGCGTCTGCGACAGTAGCCTTCAAGTAGTTAGATGTATATACATCGAAACCGTAGACGTTAGCAACAAAGCGCATACCTGTTGCGATACCATCACG